GAGAAATACAACCGCGCGGCCGTCCTCGGCTGGCGCTTGCTTAGGGTCACGCCGGAAAAGCTGGTTTCGTTCGGCACGTTTGAGATGCTGCGCGAGATTTTCGGCTTGCGAGAGCAGCGCGCGGACGTGGAGTGACGGACAACGGGCCGTGATAAGCCCACTTCGATGACAACCTTAGATTTAGCCCGGCCAGTTCTGCGGAGGCGAGTCGTTGCGCCAATTATCACCCGCGGGACTGGTCGGGTTTTCTTTTGGCTATGAACTGGCTTAACATTCAAACGACCACGCTGGACTCCGAGGAGTTCGTTGGGTCCGACCCGGTGGCTCGCGCAACCTGGCTTTGCCTCTTGCGCTACTGCGCTGGGCAGGAGAACGGAGGCGCAATCAAGGACTGCAAAGGCTGGCCGGACCGGAAGTGGCAGCAACTGGCGCGCGTGACCAAGGAGGAGGTTCTAACTGACTCCGCTCTATGGAGTTGGGAAGGCGAGACGCTCGTGCTTTGGTCCTATCCCGGCGAGAAGGAAACCGAGGTGCAACATCGTCGGGAGCGCGCGCGAACCAATGGCCGAATGGGCGGGAGGCCAACGGTTAAACCTACGTTGGTTTTAGAGGCTAAACCCACGTTGGTTATTTCTGCGAAAGCGGAAGGAGAAGGAGAAGGAGAAGGAGAAAGGAAGGAGAAGGAGAAACGGAGGGCGGATGCGTCCGCCCCGGCAAACGATTGCGAATGGCTTGGAGGGCTCAAGGCCGATCCTGCTTGGGCTGGAGTCGACATCGACCGCGAGTTTGCGCGGATGCGGGCTTGGGCAGAACAGCACCGCAAGCAGCCGACCCGTCGCCGCTTCGTCAACTGGCTCCTCCGCTGCGAGCGGCCGATCAGCGCGACCAGCACGCCGGTCAAGGCCTACCTATGACCGCCAACCTTGACCACGAGCGCCTGCTCCTCGCCTCCGCGCTGCTCGACGACGGTCGGACGATGCAGGCGATGCTGGGCGGCGGCATTACGCGGCGCAGCTTCTGCGATTCAAGGAACCAGATCATCTTCGACACCTTGTCGGAGATGGTCGCAGCCGGGATGGCGACGACGGATGACGTGCTTTACGCCGAGCTCCTCGCGAAGCAGCGCTTCGAGGCTGGAGGCGGCCACGCCTACATCGTCGGGCTGACCAGCGCGGCGCCGACCTCGCTCAACGCGAAATACTACCTCGAGCGAGTGCTTCGCCTAGCCGTAGCGCGTGACGCCGTCCGCATCGCCCAGCGCATCGCCGAGCGCGTCGAGCAGGAGGCCGAGGCGACTGAACCGCTCGCCGAGTTGATCGCCGGCGGGGCACGCGACCTCCTGAGCATCGCAGCAGGCTCAGACGCGCACGGAGAGGAATCCTGGGACGAGCTCGTCGAGCGGGCCACGGTTGAGCTTGAGCAGAAGATCCTCGGCGAGCAGCGGCGCGAGTTGATGCCGTTCCCTTGGCCTATCTGCAACCAGCGCTTCGGCGAGATGGAACGCCAGCAGCTGGTCGTCATTGCCGGTCGCTCCTCCTCGGGCAAATCCTCGCTCGCTCGGCCGATCTTGGCGCACCTCGCGAATCAAGGGCGCCGCTGCTACTACGTGACCCTCGAAGTGGCGCCGCACAAAGTCCCGCTCCAGATCGCCGCATCGCTCGCCGGCGTCGGGCTGCGGCGCGTCTACGCCGAACACCCAGCCTCGCAGGCCGACATCCGCAAGGCGCTCGTCCAGCTCCGCGGCAAGAACATCACGGTCTCGAGCCGCGACTCCTCCTTGGCTCGCATCGAGGCACGCGCCCGCGCGCTGCACGCCGGCGGCGGGCTCGACGTGCTCTTCGTCGACCACGGCGGGCTCGTGAAGGAGATTTACGAGGCGAGGGGCTCCAGCGAGAAGGTCAACGCCTGCGGGATGGTCACTAAGACGCTCAAGCGCATCGCCCGCGAGCTCGACATCCTCGTCGTGATGTTGTGGCAGCTGAACCGCGAATCGGCCAAGGACGGCAACCGCGAGCCGAACGTGACCGACCTCAAGGACAGCGGCAGCGTCGAAGAGGACGCGGACAAGGTGATCTTGATTCACCGGCCCAACGAGGACGCGATCACCGGCCAGCAGCAGCGCGACACGGACTTTGAGGCCGACCGGCCGAGGTTCTTCACCAACGTGATACAGGCCAAGGGCCGCGACGACGGCACCGCCGCTCAGTCCTTCTATTTCACGCGGGCAACCGCAACCTTCAACCCAGCAACAAGATGAATGACACGATCGAACGCCTAGACAACGTCGCAATGCACCTGCTGACCGAAAACGCCACGCTTTCCCGCGTCATCCGCCATTGCAAGGAGCGGCAAGAGGAGGTGATGGCGCGCCTCAAGCACATCGAGGATCTCCTCGCCAAAGAACGCGATTTGCGGGGCGATCGGCATCCGATGGCTACCCAGACCCTAACCGGGCAATCGGACAGTCAGAAAACGCACGCAATGGCCGTTTCCGCTTGACGGAGCGGCGACCTGACGCGCCAATTTAGGCCAGAGTGGCACGGAAACCTAAAAACATAACCGCCCACACCTGGGCCAAGCATCTTAAATTGAATGCGAAGCTCGGGTCGGGTAAACGGAGGTCAAGTGAAGCAAGACGCAGATCGTTTGGAACTTGAGGCTTTACGCCTCGCGAATCGGGCGGCGCGGTCAATCGCGCAGCTGGAGAGTCATCGCAAGAGCCTAGTCAAAGAACACGCCGAGCGCATTAAGCGCCTGCGGCAGATCATCGAGAGCATCCAGCAGCGCGATCAGCTGGGCACGTTAGGGCTGGAGGACGCGGTGGTCTTGAGCGAATCGGCTGCGGCCCTAGTTCATAACCCGCTGGAGGGGCTGTGAGCCGTGGTCACGTACACGCTCAACCGCCAGCCGGTACATAGGCTGCGCTACGACGGGGCGAGCGAGGCGGCTAAGGTCTCGTGCGAGATGTTCGAGCGCTTGCTCGAGCTCGACACGCTGAAGCACGACAGCGCCGCGAACCTAGTGCGCCGGCTGGCGACTTTGGCCGACCTATCCCCATCGGCCTTCCGCCTAGTCCTGCGCGCAGGCTCGGGCGATACCGGCTCGATCCTTGCCTCGTTCGAGGATCAGGCACGGGACCGGGGCAAGACGCGGCAAGCGTTACACTGGGAGTGGCAGGAGGATGTGCGCCGCATCCGAATGGTATTTCCCGAGGTTGCGGCGGTACTGGTCGAGTTGCGCGAGACCATTAAGCACCGGGAGGACGCGATGAGCAGCGCCGACGGGCTGCGCGAGGCGATGCGGCAGCAGGAGGGCGAGGAGTGACGCAGGGCCAAACGTCGGATTTCCTTACAGGACGGGGCGGGGGAGTAAGGAATCTTTTACAGGGCGGGGGCGTCCGCGGGTTGCAACACCTACCTCAAAAAAACGGGGCTGGGCTTTTTGTAAAAATTGACGAATGAAACTTGAAACTGTCGGAATCGAGACGCTGTCGCCGGACCCGGCGAACGTGCGGAAGCACGGCCAGCGCAATATGGACGCGATCAAGGCGAGCCTGCGCCGCTTCGGTCAGCAGAAGCCGATTGTGGTCGACGCGAAGGGAATCGTCCTGGCCGGCAACGGAACGCTGGCCGCGGCGCGGGAGCTTGGCTGGCGCGAAATCCAGATCGTCCGCACCGACTTGAGCGGCTCGCAGGCGACGGCCTTTGGAATCGCGGACAACCGGAGCGCGGAGCTTGCGGAATGGGATGAGAAGCTCGGCGACGTTCTCGCCTCGCTTAAGGCCGAGGACTTCCCGCTTGAGGACATCGGCTTCGACGCGGCGGATCTTGGCAAATTGCTTCCACCGGATTTCGCTCCGGGATTAGAAGCGGATCAGGGAAAACTGGATCAACTAGAGCCGAAGATGGTAACCTGTCCACATTGCCGAAAGGAGTTTGACTTGCGTGAAACCGGCCAAGCCTGAACTCAAAATAGACTGGGCGACGCATGAATCAGCAAAGCACGCGGTCGAAAATTGGCACTACAGTCGATGTCTTCCGGCAGGCAAACTTGTGAAGGTTGGAGCGTGGGAAGACGGAAAGTTTATTGGCGTCGTTTTGTTTGGACGCGGTGCAACTCCTAATCTTGGCAATCCGTACAACCTTGGACAAGATGAGTGCGTTGAGTTAGTTCGAGTTGCGTTGCGATCTCATCAGACTGCGGTTTCTAAAATCGTTGCGATTGCGATTCGGTTTTTGAAACGAACCAATCCCAATTTGAGATTGATCGTTTCTTTTGCCGATCAGACGCAAGGGCATCATGGAGGAATTTATCAAGCTGGGAACTGGATTTATGGGGGAACGGGAAGTCCTGCGAAATTTTATGTTATCCACGGGAAACTGACTCATCCTCGATCTATTGGAGCGAAAGGACTCGTGCAAAATCTTGCGGGTGCAAAACAGCTTGATCCCTTCGCCGTGGAAAAACTAATCCTCGGCAAACATCGTTATCTAATGCCGCTTGACGCTGAAACGCGTGACCGTATCAAGCCGCTCGCCAGACCTTATCCCAAACGCGCCGGAAGTGACACGAAGGACACGGCGGACGTCCAGTCCGCAGAGGGCGGTTCAACCCCGACCCCGGCGCTCCAATAATGAGCGAAGACTCCGCGTCTCCCGTCGAGGTCTACGCGAAGGCGAACCTCGCGAACATCGTCAAGCGGCTAAAGGCCGGCAAGACGCTGACCGCCTCGGAGCGCAAGGCGCTCGACGAGTACGAGGCGAAGCAATCGGGTGGCGACTGGGTCAAGGACACGGCGACCCTGGCGCGTGAGCTCGGGCTTTCGCGTCAGGCGATCTACGACGCCCGCGCGCGCTACGCAGAAGATGCGCCGGCGAAGCAGATCGACGGGCGTCGCGAGAACCTGACGGCTTGGCGGAAGTTCTGCGCCGAAAAGCTGATCGGCAAGGACACGTCGACCAAGACGCTGGCCGATCTCAAGGCTGAGTTGATGCGCGAGAACATCGCGCTGCTAAAGAAAAAGAACAAGCGCGAGGAGGGCGAGACGGTCGAGCGCGAGGTCGTGCAGGATATGCTCCAGCTGCTCAGCCAGAAGCTCGACTTGCTCCTGCGGCTCAAGCTAGAGGTCGAGCTCGGCCCGCGCGTCGCCGGCAAGTCAGCCGCGGAGGCGAACGTCGAAGGCGGGCTGATCCTGGACGAGATCCGCGAGGTGATCGCGGGCAACCTTGCGCGGTTCGAGACGGAGGCGATCAAGAAGAGCGCGACGGAGGAATGAGCGCCGAGCAACTCCTCGCCGGCTTCCGCCTTCCGCGGCCGGATCGGTCGCCGATTTATGACTGGGCGCGGCGGCACGTGCAGCTGCCGGAATCCTACGCGACGCCGGGGCCGTTCAACGTGCGGCTCTCCCCGTGGCTAGTGCCGATCTTCGACGCGCTGCAAAACCCGCTGGTTCGGCGCGTTCACTTTCGCAAGGCCGTGCAGATCGGCGGCACGCTTGTCGCCGACGTCTGGCTGCCGTGGATAATCGCGAACGATCCCGGCCCGATCTCGTGGACGATGCAGACCGACGAGATGGTCGAGAAGCACGCGAAGACGCGCCTCTGGCCGCTTCTTGAGCGATGCCGGCCGGTGGCTGCGCTGCTGCCGAAGCCGGGGCCGCATCGGACGACGACGGAGATTTTCTTTGGCGGATTCTTCGTCACGCTTAACGCGGCCAACCTTTCGACCCAGCAGAGCCAGTCGATCCGCTACAAGATCAACGACGAGCTCTGGCTCCCGCGCTGGCAGGAGATCTACGGCCACGCGGTGGCGCGCGTCTCCAAGTTCGAGGAGGTGGGCCGCTCGAAGATCTACAACGCGAGCCAAGCGCCGGTGATGGACGCGGAAACGGGCAACGTCGAGGACACGAGCTACCGCTCGGGCGATCAAGGCGAGTGGCACGCCGAGTGCCCAGGCTGCCGCAAGATCCTGCCGGTCGCGTTCGAGGTGCTGCACAAGGAGCAGCGCGGCGGCGTGATCTGGGACCGAGCGGCGCGCCGCGATGACGAGACGTGGGACGTCGGGCGCGCGGTGGAGACCTGCCGCTTCCGCTGCATCTCCTGCGGGCACGAGTCCGCGGACAGCGACGCGACCCGCGCCGGCTGGGCGAAGACCGGGCGCTTCGTGCCGATGAATCCTGCGGCGCCGCGGGAGGTGCGGTCGTTCCGGCTCGAGGCAATCGTCACGCGGCCGATGCGGCTCCTCGTCGAAGAGTTCCTCCAGGCCGAAAACCAGCTGGTCCGCACGGGCGACGAGCAGGCGAAGATCGAGTTCCGAACCAAGCGGCAGGCGCTGCCGTGGATCGTGGAGAAGAAGGCGGTCAACGTGCTGCTGAAGGACTCGGGCTACAAGCTCTCCGACTACGCGCAGGGCGAGTCGATCCCCGACGAGGCGATCCGCTTTATGGCGATCGACCGGCAGCAGGATCACTTCTGGGTCGAGGTCGGCGCGTTCTCGACGGCGCAAGGGCCGCGCTACCGCCAGCTATGGTTCGGGCGCATCGACACGCGCGACCAACTGCGCGCGCTCCAGGAGCGGTTCAAGGTCTCGTCGGCGTGCGTCGCGCAGGACCGCGGGTACCGGCCGGCAGACGTGGACCGCGACTGCGCCGAGTTCGGCTGGCGCTCGATGCGTGGCTATGGCCGGCGGACGTGGACGATGCGAGACGAGGCGACCGGCACGATGGTCAACTTCCCGTTCAGCGACCCGCAAGTCTCCGACTACCGCGGAGGCGACGTCTATTTTTACAACTGGTCTGGCGACTACTTCAAGGACACCTTAGCGACCGCGCTCGAGGGCAAAGGCGATTTGCGCTGGGAACTGCCGAGCGACGTTAATCCGCTTTACCTCGAGCATCTCAAGGGCGAGGCTAAGGTCGAGGTGCGGACGGGCGCCTGGGAGTGGCGCGAGGTACGGAGCAACGCCCCCAACCACGGCCTCGATACCTCGGCGATGCTGCTTTGTATGGCGACGATTGCGGGCATCATCCGCTTCGTGCCGGCGAAGACGTAGCGTGGAATTGAGGCCGAGGTTTTCCTCAAAATAGTTCTTGAGATTCCCGAGCGGTTGGGTTTCTCTGGTCACGTTATGAAAAACACGACGATGACTGAGTTCAACAAAACCGGCCGCGATGAAAGCCACCCCGCGACCCCGATCCGCCAGACCGAAAAGGCCGTTGGTTTTTCGGTGCTTGGCAGCAACCGGATCGCTTGGTTTCCGAAGTCGCAGCTGACCTTTATCAAGGATGACTTCTACGTGAACGCCGAAGACCAATTCGCCATCCCGCTTTGGCTACTGAACCGCAAGGCGGCCGAGCTCGGCTGCTTCCCCTGGGACATCGGTTCAAAGTAAGCCCACCGGGGCGGGCTCACCACCCGCCACAACTTTTTTCCGAAAGACGCTTGACTATCCCCACCGCTTAGGTTTCTCTCTGCACGTAATCAACAACGACCAATGAAGACCACCATCGACTCCCGCACTTACACCGTCGAAGCCCTCGAAGTCGGCCCGCTCGTCGCCGCTGATCTTGCCGGCCGAGGCTGGGAGCCGCGCTACTACGTCGCGACCGGCGTCCGCGGCGCGGTGTTCCTCGCCGTCCGCTGCGCGAAAACCGGCCGCTTCGCGCGGTCCTAAGCTTATGCCAGACGCAGCCAAGAACCCCGCCGCGGTCGCACTAGGCCGCCTCGGCGGGCGGATCCGATCCGAAGCCAAGGCCGCCGCCGCGAGGCGCAACGGCCGACGAGGCGGGCGACCGCCGAAGCAGACCAAGCCGCTCCCATAGTGGGGCGGCTTTTTTGTCGTCAAATCGAAGCCAGCGCGGGGCGTCAAAAAACCTTTTGACGGCGGCCGCTCTTTTATGGCGGCCGACAATCCCTTCCTCGACATTGACGTTGCGACGCTGAACACGCTCAAGACGAAGGTGCTGGACGCGATTCAAGCCTGCCTTCTGAACACGAGCTACTCGCTCAACGGCAAGAGCGTCACGCGCGCCGATCTTAACACGCTGAACAAGATGCTGGGCGACATCACCGCCGCCATCGAGTACCAGAACGGCGCCACGACCGACACGACCTTCGTCAGCTTTAACGGGAACTGATTATGCAGACTTTCGACGCGACGGCAGTCATCCGCAATCGGCCGTGGTTCGAGCGGGCGCTTGAGACCATCGCTCCGCAGGCCGCGCTGCGCCGGCTCCAGGCTCGCGTCGAGACCGCGCTTTTCAGCTACAACGCCGCGCAGACGAACCGCCTCTACGCGCCGATGCAGTACGGCCAACCGAGCGAGTCCTCGCAGACGGTGCGCGAGCGCGTCGTGATGATGTGGGAAGCGCGCAATCTGGTTGAGAATTGTCCCGAGGTTAAGGAGGTCTCGCGCAAGTTCGGCAATTACCTGACGCCGACCGAATACTCGGCAACGACTGGAGACCGAGACTACAACGCGACCGTCAACGAGTGGTTTCACTCGTGGTGCAAGCAGGCCGACGCGACGGGCCGCAATTCGTTCCGCAAGCTCGTGCAGCTGGCCGCGGAGAACCGGCCGGTAGACGGCGACTGCGGCTTCGTCATCCGCCGCGTGGGCGATGGGCTCAAGCTCCAGCTGGTGCCGGCGACCCGCATCGGCAACCCCAACGAGATGGGGCTCGACTCGGAGAATTACTTCGAGGGCGTCATCACGAACGAGTTTGGCGTTCCGGTCGCGTATCGCATTTACCGCGTGACGCGCGAGGGCGTCTACTTCGGCGCCGAGGACGTGCCGGCAGGCAACTTCTGCCACTACTTCGACCCGTTCCGCGTCGATCAGTACCGCGGCGTCACCGACTTTCACGCGGCGATCCAGACGGCGCGGATGCTGCACGAGATCCTCCAAGCCGAGAAGGCCGGAGTGCGCTTTGCTTCGCAGCAGGCTGCGCTCGTCTTCACCGACCGCGGCACGGCCAACGCGCGCAACCTCTTCACGCCGACGCCGGCGATGACGCTGCCGAGCGGACAGCAGCAGAAGAACGAGCTTTCAGAGGTCGGGATGATTAAGTATCTCGGCCAGGCTGACCGCGTCGAGACGATGCCGGCGCGGCCGAGCACAGCGTTCACGGGCTTCATCGCGCATCTGATGCACGAGCTGTCCATCGCGGTCGGCATCCCGAAGGGCGTCCTCTTCGGAACGCAGGACTACGCCGGCCCGAGCGTGCGCGCGGAGTTTGCCGCGGCCGACCGCGTCTTCGCGCGCCATCAAGGCGTGCTGGTGGACAAGGTGCTCGACCCGATCAAGAACGCGGTGATCTTGGACGCCATCGCTCGAGGCGAGATCCCGGCTCCTCCTGCTCGCGCTGGCGAAACGCCGGTCCAAGCGCTTAAGCGCGCGACCCGCGGCGAGTGGCGCTTCCCGCCCAAGCTCACCATCGACGTCGGTCGCGAGTCCGCGGCCAATATGAACGAGAACCGGCAGGGCGCGAAGTCCTTGCAGGAGATCGCGGCCGAGCAGGGCACCGATGCCTTCACGCGGCTCGAGCAGATCGCGGCTGAGGCAAGCTACGTGAGCGAGCTTGCTGAGCGCTACGGGATTCCCGAAACGGCGATCCGTATGGTCACGCAGCAGCTTCCCGCAAATCCCTCGATGGCCGCGGCGCTGGGCACGAACGTCACCGACGATGCGGTGGATGCGACGAACGCGACGATGAAATCCAGCGCCGCGCCCGAGGACGAAACGCCTGACCAACCGCCAACTCCGGCCGAGCTTGCGCGCTTCGCCAGCGTCGATCTCACGCCGACCGATGCAATGGCAGCCGAGGCCAAGCGCGGCCTTGAGTGGCGCGAGAAGTTCAACCGCGGCGGCACGGCCGTCGGCGTCGCTCGCGCGCGCGACATCTCGAACAAGTCGAATCTATCGCCCGACACCGTGCGCCGGATGGTCTCGTATTTCGCGCGGCACGAGGTCGACAAGCAGGGCGCGGGCTTCTCGCCTGGCGAGGACGGCTATCCTTCCGCCGGCCGAATCGCGTGGGCGCTTTGGGGCGGTGACGCCGGCGCCAGCTGGGCGCGTGCGAAATCCGAGGCGCTCAAACGCGAGGAACTAAGCCGGCCGACAAACGTCGCCGATGCGCTAGAGGCTGGGCGCAATCGCGCGAAGCGGCCGCTGGAGCGGCTGGCAGACAAGGCGACGAAGCTTGCTGCCGTGCGCGAGAAGCTGGGCCAGAACGCTAAGACGGAGGCGCAGATCGAGCAGGCGCTCAAGCCGTTCGGATTTCAGCCGAAGCCGGTCGTCGCGCCGCCTCCTCCCGCTCCTATCGTCACGCTCTCCGACGCGCGCAAGATGCTCGCCGAGAAGGCCGACGCCGAGGACAAGCTGACCGCGCTCTTCGCGAGCGTGACTGATCGCCGAGCCAAGATCAAAAGCCTCCGCACCCATTGAAAATGCATAGCGTTCTCGACGCCATCATCACGAGCAACGAGCAGCTGGGCCAGCGGGCCGAGGAGTTCGCGCAGCTGCTGGTCGAGCACGACAAGACGCTCGACGAACTACTCGAGCGCATCGGCAAGACGGTGCCAGAGATCCGCAAGGAGCTGGAGTCCAAGCTGACGGAGGCCGTGCCTGGGCTCGTCTCGGACGCCTATGCCAAATACAACGAAGACCTCGAAGGCCGCTGCCGTGCCGCGCTCGCCGACTCGCAGACGAAGCTCGAAGCCGTCCGCGCTGAGATCGTTGGTCTTGCTCAAGCGCAGTTCACCGAGGCCGAGAAGCAAATCGGGCTGACCGCGGAGCAGATCGAGTCGCGAATCCTGGGCACGCTGACTGAGGCCGCTAAGGAGCGCATCACGAAGCTTGAGCGCGGGCTCGTCATCGAGATTCAGCACGCGGTGAACGCGGCGCTGCCGAAGCAGGAACTGGCCGCGGCGCCGACGCTGATCGACTCGTATCGCGGGCAATGGAAAGAGGGGATGGTCGCGCAGCGTGGCGATCTCTTCTCGT